GTTTTCGGATTCCCTTTCGGGATTCCGCGGTTATGCTCTCGTGTCTATCTCTAACTCCTCTCCTGTTTTCATTTCTAACCATTCACAAAACACTTCTCGCTCCTCCTTTGTCAGCTCCATTCCGTGTACAACTCTTACCAGCTTGCCATTCACTCTGAACGATTCTATGCCAATTCTTTTTATCGTCATAGCTACCCTAGTGCTTCTCTGATAAGTGCTTGCATTTCTCCTCGGCGATTCTTTTTAGTCAATAGCTTCGGAAATATCTTGCGTACCTCTCCTGCCATATACGATACCTGCGTCTTATTCAGTCCAAACTCCTCTGCGAGCTCGTCCATTGTCTTGCTCTCCCATACCTTTGCGAGCTTCTTTATCTCGTCCTTCGTCCACGAGTGCGCGCTCTTTACTTTTTTATAAGCCATAACTGTTATTTAGTAGCACAATAATAATCGCAAATCCTATCCAGAAAATCACTGCTTCTATAGTAGTGTCTTTCATACCCTATTATACACCTGTGTCGGTGTCGGTGTCAATACCCGCTACAATGCGAGTAATCGCGTCCTCTAGCTCGTAGTACCTCTCACCACTCACTCCCCTGTTAGGGTAGTGCAGGGGCTCTATCACCTCCTCAATAATGCGTATTGCTATCTGCCTAGCAGGGTGGTCGGCATTGTCTATATCGTCCGCCATTCGTTTTGTCATAACGGCTGTGTTAGCTGATAACTCGGGCTACTGCGCCCGCTGGTACGCTCGCTTATGCGAGCGCACTGCGGTAGCACTAACGCTGTGCGATAAACGTACTGCTCACTGCGTCATACAGTATTCGCTTCACCACGGGCTGTCCTAGCAGTTCGCGCTTGATATTGTTAGCGAGCAGTCCCGCGCAAATGTTCGCTGTGTATGCGGTAAAGCGCGCTCCGCACGGGTCGGTGTCCGCTTGTGCGGGCATAGCGTCTAGCCACTCTTGCGCGCTCGCATAGCGGTACACTTCTACCTGCTCCGCTCCCACGCGCGCGTCCATAATCACTCCATAGTACGGGTCGCCCATTTCTGGGTGTATCAGTTGCTCGGCTATCTCACGCCTTGCGTCAATGCTATCAACGCACGATACGATAAGGTCGGGTTGCGGTGCGCCTAGAATAAACTTAGCGGGCACGCCTACTACTGCTCCCTCCTCTGCTCCGATGTCCTCGCACTGCTTATGCACTGCGTCCACTTTGTACGCGCCTATATCACGGCGCGTGTACGCCTGTGTCGCGATATTGTGCTCCTCTATCGTGTCGTGGTCGTACATAGTAAACGGCACGCTCATACGCGCGAGCGTAAGTGCTGTGTGCGAGCCGATAGTTCCCACGCCTATTAGTGCCACGCGCTTGTCGGCATACTTGCTCGGGTCGTATAGGTCGGTATGTCGTAGTGAGTTAATCATAATTAGAATATAGGCGGTTGCTCCATCTGATAAATGACGGCTTCTAACTGCTCGGCTTGCGCGCGCACGCCTAACGATACTGTCGGGTCGGTCTCTACCTCCGCGAGCTCGTAGTACATATCCACGAGCTCCGCGCTCAATTCTAGGCACTGCTCGCTATCGCCTTGCCCGCGATTCTCGTACTCGCTTATCTGTCCCTCTAGGGTCTTGCATATAGATACGAGCTGGTCGCGGGTATACTCGCCTGTGTAATCGGGCTGTACACTCTCGTCTACCTCGGGCATAAACGGATTCGCGCCGTACTCCTTCTTGAACGCTTTTGTCGCGCAATTCGCAAACACGCCTTTATTGTCCATTCCATACGGGTGATAGCACTGCTTACTGTCCATAGTAAAGGTCGGACAATAGCGGTGCAGTCCGATAACCTTGTCTATGCTATTCGCGTGTACATACTCGCGAGCAAATCCCATTGGCGATAGTACAGGCGCGGGTCGGTGTACCTTCTGTGCCACCTCCGCTTTAATGTCGGCGGGCACTTCGTACTCGGTCTCGCCGTCTATCTCTATTTCCACTTCGTCCATAAACATACGAAATGGTCGGTATGTGTCCACTCGGCACTGTCGCTCACGCTTGCAATTCACTACTAAGGACACGAGCCAGTCGCCTTCGGTCTGCGCGTCCATAGTCGCGGTATCGCGTTCACTGAAAAACGCGGGCATAGTGTGATGACTGTGCCACCATAGCTTCCAGTGCTTCGGGCTTCCGCCCGCCTTCACTAGGTCGCTTTGCCACTGCGCCACTGCGCGCGATGATAGGTCGGCGGTTGCGCCCGTAACGGTCTGCTCGTATATCATCACCTCCTCCACGATGATATTCTCGCCGTCTATGCGTACTTTCCCCATTCCTGCTATCTCACTATCCACGCTCATAACATAAGCGTGTATGCGCTCCTCTATTGACTTCGGTATAATTAGTTTCATAGTGATTATTAGTTATGGCACGGGCATACGCAATTATCGTTGTCGCAATCATCGTCCTCATCGTGTCGGCAATCGCAATAATCATCGTCCTCATCGTCCTGCTCGCTATCGTCCTCTGCTTCGGTTAGTGTTGCCACCTCTTTCTCACTCGGTACAATCGCGAAATTGTACGCCTTCTTGCCTAGCCACAACGCCCACTCCTCGCGCTTTTGTACATACGCGCGCGGGCTTCCAGCGGTCTGTAGGTAGATAGATACGGCAACGAGCGCGTCCGTGATACTGGTACGCACGGCTCGCGATACGTCCAGCTCAAACTCGCCTAAACATATCCCGCGCCACTGGTCTATTTCCCCGCGCACGCTCGGTGTACCCCAGTGCGGGTGCGGTTGATGACGATAACGATTTATCCACTGTAGATAGTTCGCTGTGTCCTGCTCGGGATTCGCAAACGCGAGTGCGAGCGCGTCCGTGTTCTGTGTAATGCTTCGGTATATCCCCGTGCTGATACGGATTTTATACGCGGGTAGCGCGATTTTGTACGGCTTCGCTCTGTACCATTTCTGCGCTCGGCTAAACTTGCGGGCTAGGGTCGTAGTAAGCACGCCGTCTCGGGTCGTAGCCACGATATACAGGCGCGAGCCGTCTCTCTCGGTTGTTATGCTCTTGATAAACGGCAACGCTAACGCTTTTTGCAGGTCGGCGTGTACCTCCGCTTGCGATACTTCACGGGTCGGCGGTAGCTCGCGCAATTCGTTCTCTATGCGCTCCACTTCGTGCACTGCGTTCTCTCGGTTATTCTCTGCGTCTACTATCTCGCGATTGAAATACTCCACGCGGTCTCGGTAGTGCGCCACGTTATTAGTCGCGCTCTCTTTGCGCTCCTCACGCTGTCTGCGGTCTGTGTCTCCCGCCTTTGCGAAATAGCCAGCGATAGCGTCCACGTCCACGCTCTCTATCGTTATCGTGCCCGCCCGTGTCTTTGTTGCATTAGCTTTTATCATAGTGTTGCAGTTCGTTCTTTAATAATCGCGCTCACAATGAAACGGGCTATATATTCTATAGCCCGCTCTGTGTTAGCACTATTTATCCCGCTTGCTTTGCGCTCACGATTGAAAGCACGTCCCCGCCTTCCAATACGTCCGCGTCCTCTGCGTCCTGTCCGCTCACAAACACATCGCTAGCACCTCGCGTGATATTCGCCTGTGCGAGTGCCTGTGCCACTGTGCTTCCCACTGGTAGCGCGAGCGCGATAGGGTCGTTGCCAAACGCTACAACCGATACTGCTATCACGTTCCCTGCTGTCGCACCTCCTGTTGCCTTTTGCATAATGTATACATTATTCAATGCCTGTTAAATCAGATTTAACAATCCGCTTCGCGTCTTGTTCTGATACCACAAGTATACTCCCGCGCGGTGTCGCTGTCAAGTGTTTTTACTAACACGTTTTATCTTTATGTCAAGCGTTCAATAATGCTAGCCCCTCCTTTGCTTTGCGTAGCTCGCGCGTGTACTGTATTCGCAAACGCTTGCGCTGTGTCGCTCGGTGGCTCGGCATATCGCCTTCAATTAGATAGCCCTGCTCCTTGTGTAGCAGTGCCAGCTCCTGCGGGCTTATCGTGGTCATAGTGTCATTATAATATAAATAAAATCAGCGCGCGCGTTGCGCTCACTGATAAGAGAATAAGAGAAATGCAATAAATTAGTTAATAGTCAAGTGTCGCACACTCGGGCACACTGTCCCAGAAATCCCGTTCACGCTCTAGCACTCGGTCATAAGCGGTATACTCTTGCGCTTCGGCTTGTGTCGCTAGGTTGCTCTCATACTCGGCACTCATACACTCGCGCGCTTATCGCTCGGCGTGTACATATTGCCCCATATTGCTCTCGTGCAGTCATCTCGGGTAATCGCCTTGTGTAGGCGGTTTACATATACCACCTCCTCGCCTGTGCGTAGCAGGTATTCGTATATCTTGACGGCGAGTACACGGGTCATATTCCGCTTGGATAACTCCACTCCGTCCGCTCTCCGTCCTCGTACTGCTCCCACGCTCCGTTGCTGTGATGCGCTATGGTCTTATATACTCCGTCCGCTCGGCTCAATCTTTGCGCATAGTTGCGCATATTCTCAATACTCATCTGTTGGTCGGGCGTAGCGTCCACTGATACATTCCGCTCTATAAACTTCTCAATGGTAATACGGGTCATACCTGCGGGGCTATTCCGCACGCTGTAGTAAACTTGGCGCGATTGAATCGCGCGTTATCTTGCTGTAATGCGTCCAGCATATACTCATAATCAACGTGTACAGTTCGGCGCGCTTCGCCGTCTGGTCGTGCTCGGTACACTGCTCGCGCTATCAGCTCGTAATCTTTTTTCGTCATAGTATATTGTGTAAGTTTACACAAACGCTTGCGCGTTCGTGTAGCACTCTCTTATTCTCTTATCAACGGGCAACGTTCTAGGTCTATACTACTCCTGCGCGGTGTCGGTGTCAAGCTATTTTATATGCTTGACTGCGTGAAAGTATGTGCTGTGATTTCGGCATTGGTATGGGTATATGTCAAGGGCGCGGGCGGTTGGTAGTAAGCACTGCGCGCACGCTCGCCACCACCACCACGCTCGGGCGCGCCGATATAGCGCGCCGATAGGCGCACCCTATCTATGCACTATGTACATACTCATTTTTATATGTTGTGATTTTTCGCTCTGTTGCGTATGATGTAATCATCATATTAGCAACACCCTAGGGGCTAAGGGGGCGACCCCTATCACACACACCCCCTACTAATGTAGTAAAAAAGAGTCCCTTACCCAAAAGAGAGAAGAATAAAATCACTACCCCACCTTTTTCTATTAAAAGGGTGGTTGACATGATTTCTTCCTAGAAATTATGTCTCTTTCAACATAACCAACATATTGTATAATACTTATGTTGATTTTCCAATGAGTAACTACATAACGTAGCGAGGAGGGCAACATAAGAAAAAGATTAAGTTGGTGGCTAAAAGCTAGATTATAAGCCATTCTTGACATCTTTATCAACATTACTCTATTTTTTTTTTCGTAAAGGATAATTAATATATATAAAGAAGTATAAAGAAGTGATAATAGCGGAGGAGGTAGGGCGTTTTTCGGAGTTATGTTGATAGACTAAAAGTGAGGAACTAAGCCATATCCGTACCAACATAACCTTTTTTCTTTCTTTTACACATTTCATATTTGGGCAATAATAGCCCAGCCAACTCAAGGTCTATCTCCATTACTGAAGGATTCCACTTGCCAGTGATTCTTTTCATCTGACCATAGTGAATTTTACATAGCCCTCGTAGGTAGGCACTATTCGCGCACTCTGGGTGTAGGCAATTCATAATACCTTCGCTGGCTTAAAGTTCTCCAGTTGGTATTTCAGCTCTAGCTCCTGCCTCTCAAGCTCTTTCGCGATGAGGTGGCGCATGAATCCTGATACGGTACGGTTGTCGTTAACATTGACCTGCTTAATCTTTTTGTGAGTAGCGTCGTCCAAGGTGAATATAATTGTTTTCATATACACAGTATAGCAAATAGCATATTGCTTTGCAAGCCAGTTAAGGTATGATGAAAGGTATGGCTAGAGGAAAATTCACTTCGACTCCAAAGCAGGTTGCGTATGCCCGTCGCCTCTGGGGAGGGGAGCACACATCAAAAAAGCAACTCGCTCTCGACGTTGGGTACTCACCAACGACTGCGAATGTGGTAGGGGCTAAGATTGAGAAGACGCGGGGATTTCAGAACGCGATGGCGAACCTCGCGGCGGAGAGCAATTCCCTAGCTCTGACCATCATGCACGAGTTCAAAGCCCGAGGGGTGGAGACATTTTCGAACAAGGACTTGATTGGGTCGCTGAACGCTATCGGCAATGCGTGGGGGAGGTTTAATACAGCCCTGTCCAAACACAACGACATGACGGGACCGAACACGAAGCTCGGGCAGAACAAGCTAAGGACGGTCATCCTCCAGCAGGTCGAGAACCAGACGATACTCCCCTCTACTCCGATTGAGGTAGTCGACGAGCTCCCGAGCGAGGAACAGCTCGATTTTTGATATGAAAGTTTCTGTACCAAGGTATAAGGTCAAAAGACCTCCTATGAATGAAAAAACTAAGGAGGCTCTTCGTAATTCGCGCCTAGGGACTAGGCACTCTGAGGAGACTAAAAAGCATTGGAGCGATATACGGAAAGGCAAGAAAAATTCACCAGAAGCTAGGCTTAAAATTAGTCTAGCTCTTAATGGAAAAAAGAAGTCACCAGAACATGCAAAAAAAGTGGCTGACGCTCACCGAGGAGAGAAGTGTAACTTCTGGCAGGGTGGGGTGTGGGGGAATCCCTATTCGGTTGATTGGACAGTAACATTGAGAAGAAGTATTCGTGAAAGAGATAAGTATATATGCCAAATATGTATGGAACCCCAAGGTGAAAGGTCTTTATCTATACACCATATTGATTACGAAAAGTTTAATTGCGACCCAGCTAACCTGGTGTCTTTGTGTGTAGAGTGCCACGCTAAAACGAATAGTAATAGGGAGTATTGGCTTACTTATTTTAATCATGCCTCCTAATTCCAATGCGGGGAATAAGAATCTTAAAGAGCATAATGCTCGGGTGGTTGAAGAGTTGACGGATAATCCATCCTTAATTAAAAACAAAAAGTGGAGAATGGACAATTTGTATAGCATAATAACCAAAGATGGTACCAAGGAAGTGTTTCGGATGAACAGGGCTCAAGACCATTTTTTTACGAACTATCTCGGTATCCTTAATCCCTACCACAGGCACGTTATCCTGAAAGCTCGGCAGTTGGGATTCACGACCTTCATCGACCTTTTCATACTCGACGAGATACTCTTCACGACGAACAAGGAAGGAATAATCATCGCGCACAAGGTGACGGATGCCACTGAGATTTTCGACAAGAAGATAGACTTTGCCTTAAGAAACATGGCGGAGGATGTGAAGGGGGCGTTCTTCAAACTGAACCACAACAGCGCGCGGAAGATTCAGGTGACAATCGACTATGGACCCGAGTCGGGCTCCACCTCCAGCCTCGCCGTTGCAGTCTCGGGACGCTCGGGAACGTACCACTATGTCCACATATCGGAGTTCGCCAAGATGTGCGTCATGTTCCCGAAGCGCGCGGAGGAGGTGGAGACGGGAACGTTCCCGACAGTCCCGTTTGACGGGTTCATATTCGTGGAATCAACGGCGGAGGGTATGGCGGGGCGGTTCTACGAAATGTTCCAAGAGAATTGGGTGAAGAGGGAGGACATCACACCCCTTCTGTCCCAAGTGCAGTTCCTCCCGCATTTCTACAACTGGCAGTTCGATGACGCGGAGATGGCGAAAATTTACGAGACGATACCCGCTGCGAAGATGGAGGAGTGTGAGATAGATTGGGCGAGCTATCAAATCGAGAACAGCCTGACAGATTTGGAGATAACGTACTACTACATGAAGTGGTTGCAGTTCGGTGGGAAGAACAGCACGGAGGCGGTGAAGAAGCTGAAGCAGGAATACCCGACCACTTCCGAGGAGGCGTTCCTCTCGACGGGTCAGGCGTACTTCCCTATCGCGAAGGTGGCATCTCTTCTGACAAAAATGCTTCCTGGACAGAAGGGAGAGATTGTCACGAACGAGAAGGGCGAAACTGATTTCATGCCCATCTCTTCTGGACGGCTCGAAGTATGGAAGAAGCCCGAACTCGGGACGCGGTACATCATCGGGGGCGACACTGCGGAGGGGCTCGCGCACGGGGACGCGCAGGTGCTGTATGTCATAAACCATAAGACGCAGAACTGTGATGCGTTGTACCGCTCTCAAGTCCCGCCCGATGAGCTGGCAACGGATGCGTACAACCTCGGGAAGTATTTCAACTGGGCACTGCTCGGAATCGAGAGCAACAAAGACGGGCTCTGGGTGAACGATGCTCTTGAGAAGATGGGGTATATCAACTTATACTATAGGAAGGTCTTTGACGATATCACACAGAAGGTGACACGGTATTTCGGATGGAAGACGACATCGGCTACGCGCCCGTTTGCGCTCGCTTCACTGAAGGCGATATTCCTGCGGAAGGAGGACGGGTTCCCACCAGCCCTCCTTGGTGAGATGTTCACCTTCGTGCGGAACGCTAAGGGG